AACTTCCAGCGATGGCTCTATGACACCTAAATCTAAGATTGAGTTGGTTGCTAAAGAGTTTGACGTTTGATGTCGGTTGGTCAGATCGAGCTACCTCCTAAACTAATTCCGGTGTTTCAAGGCACTGCAAGACTGCGCGCAGCTTGGGGAGGGAGGGGCAGTGGCAAAACGAGAAGCTTTAGTCTGATGAGCGCAGTCGAGGGATACCGCTATGGCAACGCAGGCATCTCAGGCCAGATCCTATGTGGGCGTGAGCATCTTAACTCGTTAGAAGAGTCTTCACTTGAAGAAGTTAAGGCGGCTATACGCTCAGTTGATTGGCTTGATGACTATTACGAAATTGGTGAGCGGTACATTAGGTCCAAAGACGGGCGCATTAAATATGTATTCGCAGGGCTAAGGCATAACCTAGACAGCATCAAATCTAAGGCCAAATTACTGCTTGCCTGGATCGATGAGGCTGAAGGGGTGTCAGAAGAAGCTTGGCGTAAACTAATGCCCACGGTGCGTGAGGAAGGCTCAGAGGTGTGGGTAACATGGAATCCTGAGTCAAAGGATAGCGCAACGCATAAACGACTAAGGTTAGAGGCTCCAGACAATAGCCGCATTGTTAAAGTAAATTGGAGCGACAACCCTTGGTTCCCAAAAGTATTGGAGCAAGAGCGACAGGAAGACTTAAAGCGCAGGCCCGACACCTACGGTCATGTCTGGGAAGGTGATTTTCTGGAATACCCCGAAGGCAGCTTTTTTCTGCGTGAAATTAATAAAGCAAAAGACGAAGGCCGTATTTGCAAGATACCTGTTGTTGCCTCACACCCGTGCATGACTTTTTGGGACATCGGCAGTAGCGATGGCTGTGCAGTGTGGGTGGTGCAGCAAATTGGTAATTTGGAATACCGTTGTATACATTTCTACGAAGCATGGAATGAACCATATAGTCATGCGGTTAAATGGTTACAAAGTTTGGACTTAGTGTTTGAAAGTCACTTCCTGCCCCACGATGCGGACCATAAACGTCAAGGTAAGCTTAAAAACAAAAGCCCTAAAGACATGCTTAAACAGTTAATGCCTGGTGGAAGCTGGCGCATAGTCCCTCGTATTCAAGAGCTATTGTGGGGTATTCAGCAAACAGCAGATATGCTTGATGCTTATATTTGGATTGACGAAGAGAAATGCGCTGCAGGACTAGAACACCTAAAGGCTTACCGGAGAAAATGGTCTAACACTGAGGGTAGGTGGTCGCACATACCCGACAAAAGCGAAGGTCACAGTGAAGCCGCAGATGCACTTAGGCAAATGGCACAAGCTTTTGCAGCCGGAGACCTGGGGCGTTCTAAGAAAAAACACAAGGGTCCGTTAAGAAGGAATGTTCGCGGACTAGCATAGTATGTTATAATGCGCTAACAATTTTTGGAGACACGCTATGATGACCAGTAAGCCCAAGAAGAAGCCAGCAAAGAAGCCTAAGAAGAAGCCCGTAAAAATGGGGTATTAGCAATGGCTAAGGGTGTCAGACATTACCTAAAAAACGGTACTGAGCATACAGGCGCGACTCACACGACTAATGGCATGGCAATGACAGGGGCTCGTCACACTAAGTCTAGTAAAGATTTGTTCCATAAGAAAGATCTTTCAGCGGCAGTAAAAAAGAGAATGGCTAAGTGAGATTTATAGATCAGCGTGGGCTTTTGCAAGAAAGCGAGATGTATGACGGTCCAGATGTAGGTTCAATTACTGCGTCAAACCCAACCATGCGTGGCGATGTTATGCGTGGCCTACTTGATTTGTTTAGTGGTGACGGGTCAGACCCTGCAGGGGCAAGACGCAGGGCTTCGGCTGCTGCTGGATTAATGGACTTTGTACCCATATATGGTGAGGCAGCAGATCTAGATGCGGCCTCTGATTCATTTGGTCGTGGACAATATGCCGAGGGTGCGTTAAATACCACAGCGGCAATGGCTGGACTGATACCGATAGTAGGCGATGTCGCAGCAAAAGCCATTAAAGAAAAAGCAATTCCTGCAGTAAAAAAATTACAAGATCAACGAACCACAAACCGCGCTGAAATGGGCGTAGGTCGAAGTAAAGAGCGAGTCGGGACCACAGGTAAGTATGTTGGTGGACCCAGCCAGGTGACTAGCCCAAAAGCTTTAAAAAAGATGCGAAAGGAATACATTGATTCAATTGTCACGGGCGTTGAAGGTGCAGATTGGTACGATGACTCTAGCAAATGGATACAAAACGTATCAGGTGATTTAACAACGAAAGGCGGTGTCGCTGACACTATTGCTATTTCATCACAAGGCACAGGTGTTGATTCAAACTTGGGCTTTGCTGTTAAAGGCATTAACCAAAGAGCAACGGGAGAGCCTGTTAAAACAGGAAGGTTCCCTGGCAACCAATCGCCATTGATAGAGCAAAGCCTAAATAATCAGAGCCTACCTTTAGGGCCAAAGCGTCAACCATTTGCAGATAACTTAACCACCGAATGGAACCCAGAACGGGCCGTTAACGGTGTACATGACATTTGGCAAGGTCGCGCCTTTGGCTATACTCACCCTAATGGGAAGCCTTGGGATGCAGGCTTTTCACCACAACAACACGCCTTTATGGACAATGAGATGGCTGTTGCAGTGGACTTTTTGAATGAGAACAAAGTGGGTGGACGGACTGATTGGAGCCCTAAAAACGCACAAGCCGCAGCTTGGACAGGCATACAAATTAAGTCTGGTGTATTGGACCCTGCTGATGCGGCAATGCATTACGGTAGTTTTTCACCTAAGTATATAGCAAATGCAACCAGTGAGCAGGCTCCAGGAGCCAACACAGGGCAGCTAGAAGGGCTTCTTGATTTGCCGTATGCAGAGCGAGAGCGATTCCAGAATGCAGCCCCTTGGACCAACAGCAGCGGTCAGGACCAGATTTATACATCAGGTGGCTTATTGACTGAGCCATCTAACCCAATGGTTGGTGCTTACACCCCAACTGGTGGCGTTCTTGAGATTAACCCTGGTGAAGTGGCTATGCCATTGGTTCAGTCTACTGATGGCGTAGTTAATGCCTCTGGAAGGACTGCGTTAGATATAGGCGAGTCTTCTAGGGCTTATATCGATACTCAAAATGCTGGAGCTTGGCACAAAGTAATACCTGATTCACAAACAAAAATGGGTGAGCGTACAAGTTTATCTATTCCTATGGATTCAAATCCATCACCAGAACAAATGTCTAGAGCCAGTGAAATAGCATCTAACAATGGCATGTTTGCAGTAGACACGGGCAGTGGCATCAATTTTATAAACGATCCCTATTCAACGATAGGTTCTGCTAGAACGGGCTCAACACTAGGCAAAGAATTAAAAGGTGATTTAGGTGTTCAATTGAAAGCAGAGTTTGGCACTCCTGGCAAGCGAACTAAGATTGATTCTGGTTATGAAGACTATGAATCTGCCTGGCAAGCTGGAAGCGGAAGTGGTAAAGCCACCGCACAGTTTTTAGAAAAGCTAAGTGAGAACGAAGCATTTGCAGGAAATATAGAAGATTCATTGAGAGCAAAAGCAGCGGCTAACCTAAAGCGTGACGCTCAGTTTAGTCAAGAGTATGCACTGCCTGTCCGAGAAGACATCCAAACAGCTAGGAAAATCTTCTCAGAGCAAGGTCGTGCTGGATTAGTAAAAGCTCTTAAGAGTGGGGCTATTCTTCCGGTTGCGGTTTTGGCGGTGATGAGTCCAGAGATTTTAAAGCAGAACGGTGATTCGCGGAGGGAAACCTAGATACTTTGTTGTATTTAGTGAGCCATTCAAGCTCTTCTCTGGGAGTTAAAACGCCCATGATTTCGGTAAAACCGTTTGGGTGTGTGACATATCTGACAGGCATATATAGTTCCTTTTTAGCTGTGTGCCGCAAGTAAGGTTAAATCGCACTTTTATTATAGAGAAAATTGATGGCTATAACAACATATACAGAATTAAAATCATCGGTTGCTGACTTTTTAAACCGTGATGATTTGACGGCCTCAATCGCTACTTTTATTAGCCTGGCTGAGTCGAATATAAATCGTGATGTCAGGCATTGGCGTATGCAAACTAGAAGCACTTTGACAATCTCAGGCCAGTTCACAGCACTGCCAACAGATTGGCTAGAGGCTGGTCGTATTAGCCTGCAGGCAAACGGTACAAGTGAAGTTAAACTTTCATCGTCTGCAGCAATCGGTGCGCTGAGAGAGAAGAACAGCAACGCCACAGGCATTCCTGCTAATTACGCAATCAATGGCAATGACTTAGAGGTCCAGCCATCACCGGATGGCGCATACATTGCAGACGTTTTATACACTGCCAGGACTCCAGCGTTGAGCGATTCAAATGCAAACAATTGGTTGCTGACCTATGCACCTGACGTTTATTTGTACGGAGCCCTTATTCACTCTGCGCCTTATTTGAAGGACGATGCCAGGGCTGCGGTATGGGCATCCTTGTATCAAGCTGCTGTGACCAATCTAAACAAAGACAGCACTAAAGCTATATCTGGCGGTTCGGGTATGGCATTAAAAGTTAACTCATACTAGCTAGGAACTATAATGGCTGATACTAATACGCCCGTCTACGGCTTTACAAAGCCAGAAAATGGCGCAAGTGATGACTCATGGGGTACAAAGTTAAATGCTAACTGGACTAAAACTGACAACATTTTAGGTGGCACAACCCCAGTTGTAGGTATTGATATTAACGGTGGCACAATTGACGGGGCGGTTGTTGGTGGGGCTTCGGCTGCTGCTGGCACGTTCACAACATTGGTTGCCACTACTGCGGATATTAACGGTGGTACAGCGGATAATGTCCAGGTTGGCGCAAGTGTTCCTAGCACGGTGGTTGGCACTACGGTCACGGCTACTAACTTTGTAGGACCAATAGCAGGCGCAGTGACAGGTAACGTGACAGGTAACACCGCTGGTGTTCACACTGGTGCAGTGACAGGTGATGTCACAGGTAATATTACAGCCAGTTCGGGCTCAAGTGCATTTAACAATTTGACGATTAGCGGCTCATTGGACATGGACGCTGGAACCTCAGCCACGATAACGGGCCTATCTGCTCCAGTACAAGGCTCTGACGCAGCGACTAAGACCTATGTTGATGCAAGTATAGCAAGCGTAATAGACAACGCTCCAGCGGCTCTAGACACGCTTAATGAGCTTGCAGCGGCAATGGGGGATGATGCTTCATTCTCAACAACGGTTTCCAACAACATTGCAACAAAATTACCATTGGCAGGAGGTACGCTTTCCGGTGCTTTGGCAATGAGTACAAACAAGATTACAGGCCTGGGTACTCCAACAGCCGGATCTGATGCAGCAACTAAGGCCTATGCAGACTCAGTAGACACGCAGAAGCTAGATAAGTCCGGTGGGACCATGTCTGGCGTAATCGCGATGGGTGCTAACAAGATTACTGGTATGGCTGATCCAACAGCGGCACAGGATGCGGTGACCAAGAGCTACAGTGATACATTGTTTGGATCTACTGCAGCAGCGGCTACAAGTGCGGCTAACGCATCCACAAGCGAGGGTAATGCTGCAACATCAGCCACAGCCTCTGCTAACAGCGCGACAGCCTCTGCGAATAGCGCAACGGCCTCTGCCAACTCTGCTAGTGCTTCAGCGGCCTCATTAGCCTCATTTACGGGTCAGTATGTGTCGCAGTCATCTGCACCTAGCTCACCCTCTGAAGGTGACTTATGGTTTGACACCACCAATGATGTAATGAAGGTTTACTCTGGGTCAGGCTGGATTAATGCTGGCTCTTCAGTGAATGGCACACAAAATTCGGTCCAGCATAATGCGACAGCAGGGCAGACTACATTTTCTGCGGTTTATGACGCAGGGTTTGTCCAGGTTTATTTGAACGGAATACGTTTAGACACTGGCGACTATACCGCAAGCAACGGATCTAGCATTGTTTTAGGAACGGGTGCGACTGTAAATGACACCGTATTTATCCAAAGCTTTGGCACGTTTGTCCTAGCAGACCATTACACCAAAACACAGTCAGACGCACGTTATGCTGAAACAGGAACGGCTAATACCTTTTCTGCCACACAGACCTTTCCTGACGCATCTATTGCAACGACTAAACTGTCAGGCACATTAGCCACAGCGCAGTATGCTGACGGGTCTATTACAGCAGCTAAGATTAACTCTGCAGTGGCTTTGGGCGGTCCTAGCCTGGGGGCCAATTCAATCATCAGAACCAACGCCAACACCATCAGTGAGAACATCACTATCCCACTTAACACTAACGGTATGTCAGCAGGGGAAATAACTATCGCTGACGGATACACGGTAACTGTAAATGGAACATGGAGCATAATTTAATGTCCACTTTATCTATAAAAGAACTCTCCCACCCTAGCGGTGAGGTGATTAAGATTGCAGCAGGGAAGACCTTAGACTTGAAGAGTCAGGGTACGACTACTTTACCCACAGGCTCAGTATTGCAAGTTGTTCAGATTACATC